CCCTTCACGAATTCGGCGGTCAGGGCGTCGCTGAACTCTCCGGCGAAGTTCATGCCCTTCTTGAGGCCTTCCGCCATCGCCTTCCCGACGGCCGACCAGTTTGCGTGACCGAGCTCGGCGTTGAGCTTCGTGATGAGCGCGTCGACGTCGAGCTTCACGCCTGCCCATACCGATCCCCAGTTGACCTTCCCGAGCGCGTTCCGCAGCGTGGTGAGCGCCGACTGTGCGGCGCCGCTCGCAGCGTCCCACACGACTTGGAGCTTCGCGTGGATGCCGTGCGCCTGCGAGAGCTTGTCGATGAATCCGCCTAGCGCGGAGGCGGCCCTCCCGAGCACCGGGGCTAGCGCGCTGCCGAGCTGCTCCTCGATGTTCTGCACCGACGCGTGGAACTTCGCCATGCCTCCGGCGGCGGTGTCGGCGTACGCCTTCCCCTGATCTCTGACCTTCCCGGCGATCTGGTCGTACACCCAGGCGCCCTTCGCCTGCGCCACCGTCACGCCGTCGGCGGCCGCCTTCGCCGCCCACTGTTTCGCCGTCAAGAACCCGGTGTCAATTCCGAATTGCTTAGCCGCTCGGAGGGCGCCGGTCTGCGTCTTGATCAGCGTCGTCGTCGAGTCCGACAGCGACATGCCGGTCGCCCGTGCGTAGTCCTGCGCGACGGCCATCTCTTTCACGGACTGCGCGTAGGTGTCGCCGGTCTGGATCCACTTCTGCAGGCTGGCTCGGGTGTCCTCGTTCGTGAAGCCGAGCTGACGGCTGGCCTGCTCGAGCTTCAGCACCTCGGGGCTCAGCGCGGTCAGGGCTTGGTGCTGGTTCTTGAACGTCTGGGTGAGCTTGTCGTTCGACTCTTGCGCCTTCGTCGCGGCCTCGACGCTCTTCTTGGCAACCTCGAACGCGGCGAAGCCTGCGACGGCGATTCCGGCCGCCGCCGCCAGGCCGACCTTTTTCATGACGCCGCCGAAGTGTGACCCGGCATTCTCCGCCCGGCCGAGGGCGTGGTTCAGCGAGTCGGCGTTCCCGACGATCTCGACGCGTAGCGTGCGCGCCATCAGCTAGCCGCCGGTGGACGCGTTAATGAAGTCCTGGCACGCGACGAGCTGGTATGGGGTGAGGTCGCCAAGATCGCAGGGTCTCAGGCCGCAGTAGTGACCGAGTGAAGCGGTCCAGTAGGCTTCTGGTCGTCGTCCGGGCTCGCCCCACTGGGCTCGGAACTTTCGCCAGAACTCGTCGAACTCCCGGCGCTGCCGTAGTTCGCGTCGGGCTCGTTCGACGGGGGGAGAGCATCATCCTCGCTCGCCTCGGCTTCGTCGAAGTCCCAGTCGGTCTGCACGTCGGTCGTCTCCATGAACGCCGGGATGTACGCGGCGAGCCCGTGCCGCTCGAGCGTGACGATCCCGAACGCCGTGAGGACGTTCATGTCGATCGGCGCTCCGGGCGCGAGGTCGCCTGCGACGACGCCGACCTTCTGCTTCATCAGGAAGTATTCGTGCTTCGTGAACCCGGCGGCCAGGTCGAGCTCGTACTCGCCGTCTAGCTGCGGGACCGTTCCCTGGATCGTGAGCTTTGCCATTTCCCTTCCCCTCTTTCTTAGAAGCCTGCCTCGTCGCCGAGGATGCCGAGCCAGTGGTCGAGGCGGGCGACGATCACCTCGGCGTTTTCGTCTAGTGCTGCGTCCATCTCGCGTTGTAGGAGGTCGCGGAGGTTCGGCCTCGGCGATCCGCCTCGGCGGTGCGCCTTCGGGGCGACGTATACGGCCTTCGCCGTCACGCCGATTCGCATCCCCGACCAGCGACCGCCGATGTGGCGGATGCCTGCTACCGCGTTTTTTGTGCTCGCCGCCCGGACGGGCTCCGCCACGTCGACGAGCTCTTTCCGCATGTCCTTCTTGACCGCCTTGTCGATCCGGCCGAGCGCGCGCTGGAGCTCGAACAGGCCCTCTACGCGGATCGTGCTCGCCATCGGCTAGGCGGTCGGGTAGGTCATTCCGGCCTGGGCGGCGTTGTCGAACTCGGCGGAGATCGCCGAGGCGTCGCCGACCTTCCCGTCGAGTCCGGTGTAGTTCATCATCAGGGCGCCTGCGAGCAGGAACGCCGGGTTGGTCGCCGACCGGGCGGCGTTGACGGGGCGTACCTCGACGGCGATCGGCGTCGTCGAACCGATGAGCGGCTGCAGGGTCTGGTGAACCTTGCCGCCCGCGAAGTCCTGGAAGAAGTCGACGGCGATCTTCGCGTCGCCGAGGCCCTTCGTGATCTGCTTCGACGTCGCTCCCATCGCGGTGATGTCGACGCTGTCGCGCGTGTCCGTGATCGTCACCTTCGACACGTGGTCGGAGAGGTCGACGGCGTTCACGAGCACGAGGCAGTTGGTCAGTGTGCTGATGGCCATGCTGTTACTTCACCTCTTTCTTCGGCTTCTCGGTGTGCTCGAGCCACCCGGCGGCGATCAGGGGGAGCTCGACGTCCGGCTCGATGTCGAGGTCGACCTTCTCGCCCACCTCGACTCCGAACCGCTCTGCGCCCTCGGCGGACGCGACCTTGTAAGTCTTCATGGCTGGTTCCCTTTCTAGGGCTGGGTGAGCTGGACTGCGGCGACGGTCACGGACGTGACGCCGGAGTAGGTGATGGTGCAGAGGCCGGTCGTCGGGTCCTGGAACGTGCCCGCGTCGATCGGGCCGAACCAGCGGGTCGTGCCGTTCGTGACCGACACCGCGGGGCTCGTGATCGCCACGTTCGGCTCGTAGGTGCGCGCGGCCGGAACGTTGAGCGTCACCGTGATCGGCGAGCCGCCGCCGTTCACGACTTCGAGCATCATCCCCGAGCCGCACGTCATCGCGTCTCCGCCGCCTGCCGCGGCGACGGGCGTGACGGCGTTGCCAGCGCGAGTGATGGTCTGCGTGGTGAGTGTTGCCATTGCGTCGTTCCTCCTTGTCTTTAGTTCTGGGCCAGGATTTGGACGGACCACTCGCAGAGCAGGATCGGCCCGTTCGCTCCTTGCGCCGTGGTGTAGCCGCTCGCGTCGACCACGTTGACGTCGCTGACGATGCCGCCGAGGGTCGGGTCGGACTCGGCGGCTGTCTTGAGCGATCCGGCGCCGGTCGGGGCGAGGAGCGCGTCGAGTTTCACTTGCGACCCGATGTCGCTCGTGAGCGCGACGAACGCCTGGACGAGCAGCTCGAGCTCGTCGAGGCCGCGGCGCATCGCCATGTCGTAGGTGATGCCTCCGGGGACAACCTGGATCGCCGGTGGGCTCGGGTTCAGCAGGAAGTACGGCGACTCTTGGTAGCCGGAAAGGCCCGCCTCGAGGTTCGCGGCGAGGCCGGTGCGGATCTGTGCGAGCGTCGCCATCTCTAGATCAGGGGGGCGTGGCGGGAGTAGGGGGCGATGAGCGAGTAGACGTCGGGGTCGGTGCGCGCGATCCGCATGGCGACGCCCTGGTCGATCCCGGCGGTGACGATCCCGAACGGCGCCTCGCGGACGCGGCGGAGGAGCTTCGCGGCGAGGATCGACGTCGCCGCCTTCACGGCCTCGGGGAGGATCGTCCACCCGAACTGGCCTGTGAGCTTCACGGACTGGTCGTACCCGGCGGGCAGCCACCGGCCGGAGAGGGCTCGAACGATGATCCGCTCGAACGGGACGAAGTCGGCGGCGGCGTTGAGCGGGTCGAGGACGAAATCGGTGCCTTGCGTCCACCCCTCTGTGAACGTGCCGGTGTTGCCGCGGTCGATCGCCAGCGTCGTCAGGACGGCTAGCGGGTCGATCTCGAGGCGGCGAAAGCTCGTCGGGGTGTAGTAGCGGATCTGGGAGGCGTCGGCGTCGAGGTAGAACCGCTGGCCGGTGGCGGCGTCGACGGCGCGGCTGGCGGCGTTGATCCCGAGGATGATGTCGTCGTCGGCGTACGTCTGGCCGGTCAGCTCGAGCGTCGACTTGAGCTGCTCGAGCTCGACGTACGCGGGCGGTGTCGCCGGGGCGTGCGCCCGAAACTCGATCACGGCTTCGGCCATGTCCTGCGTGTTGCTTCCGGTCGTCACCTCCCACCAGATCAGGTATTGCCCTGCGGTGTCGACGTCGAGCGCCGCCCAGTCGTAGCG